TTCGGTTGCAGCTATCTCGTTCTCCGACTTGTCCAGCATGACGTTGTAGAGCGCCACGATCTCGTCATAACGCCGGTCGTTCAGCGTGCGCCCCTCGTTGTACGCCTCCGTGAACTCACGGATCATGTCGTTGAGAACGCGCTCGCTTTGCAGTTTGCGGCGGTAGAGGTCAACGCGGAATTTCCGTATCCGAGTCGCGTCTGGATCAGAGGTGGCTCCAAAGTACCCTAGGTATCCGTCGTCCGTCAGCACACGCCGGAGTTCCGTCCAACCCTGCGCCAAGAACCACGGGATGTACTCGGCACCGGTAGTCGTAGTGCCAGACTTCGAGTCAAGCTGCTCGATATTGACGGAAATGTACTCCGTAGCAAACCAGCCAGAAGCGTATAGAACGGCTTCGGGAACCGGGTCGGTGTCCGTGATATAGGTCAGCGGGTTGATTTTGTCCATGGGGCACCTTACGAAGCGTTGTTGAGACTCGTCTGGCGGTCATACACGATGCGAACGCGCAACGTGCCAGCGGTGAAGGCGGTGTTGCCAATCGCACCCGCTTCGGTGCAGGGAAAGGCTTCGATGGCGATTGTGGCAGCGGAGAACGTCGGCGTCAACAGTTTGTTAATCTTGGTATCGAGCGTCAGCGCCGCCGATACCCCGTAAGCGTCAGGGTCAGCGTTAACTCCGATGCCAACCGCAACCGTCGTACCGCCACCAGTCGCGGAGGTCTGGACGTTCCCCTGCACGGATCGAAGCACGCTGTTGGCCGGCACAGTGAACACGGCAACACCGGCCACGGCTCCCAGGGTGATGGTCGTGTCAACGACGACGGTTTCAAGCCCCTCGGTGGTCGTCGCCCCGAAACGCTGGACCACAACGCCCGATGCGTCCCCTCCTGTCCGTGTGACAGAGGCAGCAATCGCGTCAACGACGCCCTTCTCGGTCGGAACGGAGAGGTCGTCTGCGGTTCCCGATGCACGAACGGTTGCACGAAGAACGAGACCGTCCTTGAGCGTCTTTGCCGCTGATGTCCACTGCGGGATATAGTTCTCGGTGGTCGTCGCCGGTGCCAGCACCGCATTGATGTACGTCTTCAGCGCGGAGAGTGTCTGTTTCTTCTCGGTCCCGCTCTGCGTGGTGTAGATCAAATCGGCGTCGGCGGCTGCGGCTGCGGCGCCAAGCCCGACGAGGTAGGTGTCAAGTCCGCCCAACACGGCGGCATTGAGTTCGGTCAGCGTGCATTTCTTGCCGACGCCTGACTGCCACACCATGAACACGTCCGCCGCCGCGAGGGCACCCGCCGCCGCTACCGCCGCAACGGTGATGTCGCTTCCAACGATTACAGAGCGAATGTAAGTGGCCAGTATCGCCGCCGTTACATTCTTCTCGGTCGTCCCGCCGTCCTTCATGAGAAGAACGTCGGCGGCGTCCACGACTGTTTCGGCGGCTTTGCCCCACATGGTGTCAATGGCGTGCTGCGCAACGAGGTCGATGTCAACAGGCTTCAGCACCCCACCCTGGAGGATGAACACGCTGTCCGCGCCAGTCACGGCGGTTCCGGCTGTGATCGCCTCGATGGAGTCGATGGCGTAGTCCTTGATACCGCCCGTTGTGACGCTCTTGGGAGCGCCTGCGTCGGAAACGGGAATGATCTCCGCCCCGCCGATTGAAGAGTCTGCCGTCATGGCGCTGATCTTGATGCCCATTATCTGATCCTCCCGAGTTGATTGATAGCAACCGCCACGGCCTCGTAAGACCACGCAACGGTGCTGGAGAGCCATACGACAACCCAAGGACCGCGCGCCCTCGGACGTGCCACCTTGTTGCGATTCTCGCTCCAATCTCCGGACGCTGCCACGCCTGCGATTGTTGTGCCGGCCAACGCCGACGCGATTCCCGCCACGGCGGTGTCTGCGGCCTCTTCCGGGTTGGACCCGGCAACGACGCGCCATGTCACCGTTCCGGCGTTGTCCGCCATGATCCCGTGGATCTCGGTCAGCATGGCGTCGGAGATGTCGTCGGACGACAGACGGAAGGGGCCAATCAGCACATGGCTTTGAATGGCCGTGCCGTCGTCAGCAGCCACGCCGTCGCTGAACTTGCGCAAATACCCGTCCCTGCACCCGAAAACGCATTCTGCAAGCCCGGAGGTGCCCTGTACGCGAGCGGCGGCTACCGGCTGCATCCCGGCTGGGAGAGACACCGGCCAAAGGGCCTTGTTCTCCACGTCAATCCACCAGTGGGTGCCCACCGCGGTTACTCCGTCAACGGCGTCGGGAGTGATGAACAGATGGAAACCCCTGCCGCGCGGGTCGTATGCCATGGTGATTGTGTTGGTCGCCGCCGACACGTTGCGAAGCTGCACGGGGTCGCGCTCTACGCTGAACCGCACCGGAGCGCCGCCCTCGACGCCCACAAGGAACACGCCGTCATTGGAAAGGAATGCAACGGCCCCCTCTGGAGACTGCGCCCACGCTCCAGGGGAGATGATGCCGATGTTGTCATTCAGGATCGACATGGAGCCGTCTGCGGCCGGATCGCCGCGCATGAGCCACAAACCGTTCGCAGTGGCAACCAACATGCTTCGGTCGCCGTTCGTGATGAAAGCCGTAATCACTTCCCCGATGTGCCCGGCCCCGGAAGCCTCGGCGGCGAACGCCCGCCCGGTGTCTCCGATGTCTGCGCCGAAGTCCCAGTCGGTCGGGTCTCCCTGCCGGGAAGCATAAAAAACGTGATCCGTTCCGCCAAGAATGAGGCGGTCGCGATACATGGCGACGAGCGGGCACGCTGTAGGGATTGCCCCGGCGGTTGCAACAACAGAGTCCACAATGCCAGTAAGCGGGTCAAAGACCTTCAAGGTGGAGTCGGCCAAGTACAGCTTGCCTTCACGCTCTACCGCCTCGAAAACGTCTGACACGCCGCCCGGAGCGGTCGCGCTGACGGTCGAGTCGAATACGATTGCGTCCCCCGCCTCGGTGTGGACCTCAACGCCGTTGTCATCCAACAGTTCGGTCGTCGGTGTCGTGACCGTCGTTCCTCGGATGTAGCGGAAAGCGCCGTCTGCGATGACAACCAAGTCGCGATTTCGGACCCCAGTACTGTCAACGCTCGTGACGGGCACAACGGCGGTGATCGCAGTTCCGAAGTCCGTCGCGCTCACCTTGGCCAGCCCCGGACGCGAGCCGCCGCGCTGGCGCCGTTCCAACGGACCCACACCGCGCACGTTCACCGCCCAGGGGGCAGAGTACGGGCGGGTCTGGTCGCGGTATCCCCCGCGCCGAGAGACCCCGGCGAGAGGGAACCACAATGTCCGTTGAACGGTTTTCGGCATGTTACTCCTGCCTGAAATGAAGGATCAGTTTGCCCGTCGTGTAGTTGTTCGTGAACGCTATCACGTCGCCGTACTGAACGGGAAGATCCAGCCCAGACACGCGCAAAACCCCGTTTGTCGGGTAACTCGTGAGGGAGTACCAAGTGTACAGCCCGCGAGTAACCGTCACCGTGACCGTGTTCGTGTATGCGGCGACGGGGCTTGGAGCGGTCCAAAACCCGTCGAACCGGCAGGGTTGCGCGTATTCGTCCCGTAGGGTCAGCACCATCCGATTGGTGTTGACCGTGATGGGTTCCGAGCGCCACTTGTCGGCCACGGCGGTTCCCGCCGCAGCCAGCAAGAGCAGAAGGAAGAGGAGCTTTCGCATGTCAACCTCCGTTAGCTCAGGGTCACGCCGCATTCGGCAACAACGAACCAGCGGTACGTTGAGCCGTAGATGCCGCCGATCAGCACCAACGTCTCGCCCGCAGCGTCAAACGTCGCCGTTGTGGCGGCGGTCCCGTGAATGGCGATGTTGGTGATCGTGATAGCAACCGAACTGGACGAAATCGAGTCCAGCGTGATCTGCTTGACCATTCCGAGTTCGGCCGCAGTCGGCAACGGCAACACCAGCCCGGTGAAGCCCGTTCCGCCCGTGATCTTCACGAGGCGAGAGCCAGCCGTGATTCCGGTCGCCTTCGTGGCCGCCGTGACCGTCTCGGTCTTTGCCGACAGGTCGAGCATGTTCAACTCGGCTGCGGTTGACGTCAGCGCGTCGAGCACGGCTTTCTGTGCCGTCGAGGGCAACGCAGCCTCCTGCGCCGCCGTCAACGCTGCAACAGCGTCGAAGTTGCACGAGGACGCCGTGCCCTCGTTGACGTAGAACGCCGTGCCGGCAGAGCCGTCGGTGTGCTGAAAAATGCACCCGGTCTGATAACCGCGCGTGCCGTCGGTTGGAACAGTTGCGCCGCTTGCCAGCAGCAACCCAGAAGAGCCGGGAACCGGCTTCTGCATCTTCAACAGTGAACACATACGTTCGATCATATTACTACCTCATTTCTCGTTTCTCCTCGTCCACCATGGACTCGGAAATCACCACGTCACGCCTTTGTACGTGACATCATAAGTCGTTTGACGGTCTCGGCGTTCAGGAACCTCGTCCGGCCCGCCGCCCATCTCCCCAAAATACCTGCCGCCCGCGCGCCGGTCTTGCGCCACCCCGGCGGCAAGAAGCATCAGGAACCGCTCGGAGTGCAGCCCCTTCTCGTCGTTGGCCCGCTGTTCGGCGATGGCAAGGCAACTCTCCAAGATCAATTCAGTGTGCCGCATCCCGCCCAGCGGGCAAGGATTGAGAGCAGACAGTTTCCCGTTGTACCCCTCGTATCGGTACGTCAGCGTGTAGATCGCGTCAGGTATCGGCCAAAAGACGGCCTCTTGCGTCTGCCCGTGAGCGCCGTATGCCTGCTTGTAGCGAATGGCAACGTACCGGGGCTTTCCGGTTTCAACGCTTTGCTGCAGAAGAGCTTGGATACGCGCCTCGCTCACCTGAACAATCGCCCGCTCGTAAACGGTGGAAGCGTAGTGCATGTCGCCGGCCAACCGACCGAAAGAAGCAGGTAGAGCCGCCGTGCCAACGCCCAAAACGGTTGCCAGCGTCGTCGTAGGCTTCAGGAAGCTCCACTCGTACCCCGCTTCCACGCCCTGCATGGCCGGCGGATAGTAGAACTGGCGCACCCCGGATTGAACGTAGCTGTCAACCTCGGCGGTCTGCGCGGCGGTCTGCGATGCCAGCACCGGGTAGCCAAGGAAGCGGCTGACCTCGGCACAGATGTCGGCATATGCCAGAAGCAGCGTGCCCGTTGTGTCGATGGCTACAGAGTCGGCCCACACGATCCAATCGAGGTAGTACCCCGTTACCTCGGCCGCTGCGCTGAACTCGACCGAGAACCCGCCAGCGGTCGGCGCTCCGTAGGGGGTCACGCCGATATTCGGGCTGTCAGACGCGGGTTTGCGAACGCTGGCCGTCACACTGGTCGGAGTGAACGCAAGGCCCAACCCGGTGATGGTCTGGGTGAATACACCAACCGTTATCGCCGTGCTTCCGCTGTGTGACAGTTGAACGCCCATCGTTTAATCCTTTTTGAAGGAAAACTTGCCGTCGTTGAGGTCGGCCAAGATGGCGACCAGTGCGAAACCTTCCGGGCTAAGACGCCCCGGTTGGAGAATGTCTTTGCGCCGCTTGACATCGAGATAGGCGGCGACAACTGAATCAGGGAGAGGGACGGTGTACCCAAGACGCCCGAACGCTTCGACGGCGAAGGGGTCAATGCGGTTCTCTTCTTTCTTTGCGGCCTTGGGGGCCACGGGAACGGTCGGCTTCGTCGGTACTTTTGCGTCTTCGCTCATGTATGAACCTCGTTTCGATTGTGAAAGGAAGGCGGGGCCGGCCGGTGAAGACCGGCCCCGCGCATTGAGTCAGGCTTACGCCTCGGTAGCGGCAACCACGTCCGCGCAGTGCCAGAGGGCGCCGCCGAACACGAAGTAGGCCGCGTCCGCAATGGCAGCCATCGCGTTGACTTCCGCCAGCGACGTTGAGCCGTCGATCTTCAGGCCCGCCGACACCAGATCAACCACGAAGGTGTTCGTAGTCAACGTGCCGTTGATGATGAACGCCTTGGTCTCGCCGGGCAGGCTTCCCTGCGCCAGTTCGACTTCGGCATCAGCCGCCAGCGTCACGCCTCCGTTGACGTAGGAGACACCACCGACCATGTACGGCATGGTGTCGCCACCAGCGTTCGGCAGGTTGATGAACTCCACGCCGCAGGACTCGTCGCCCGTCAGCAGGTCGGCCTGACACGTCGGGTTGCCCGTGTAGGCGTACCCGGTGCAGGTCAGCGCGCCCGTCGGGGTCACATCCACCGCCGAGGCCGTCAGGACGAGGACCGTCGGGCTGGTGATCGAGCTGATGGTGTACTTGCCGGGGATCACGGTGCCCGTGCCGTCGTCCGCGCCGCCCAGCAGGACAACGGTGTCACCCGCAGCCAGCCCAGTGGTGGAAGCAACGGTCAGCGTCACGCCGTCCGTGGCCAGCGACCAGGCGCCGACCATGCTGGATTCGAGAACCGCCGTCACCGTCTGCCTGGGGATCGCGGAGCCGCGCCCAAGGTACTTTCCGGTGTAGAAGCGGCCAGCGTCGGTCTTGAGCCCCGTGCTCGCGCCGACGTTGTACTTGCCGGCCACGCAGAACGTCAACAGGCCCGTGCCAATGACGGTATCGACGGCCAGCGCAATCTTCACGCCCTTGGACCCGGGCGCGTAGATTTCGATGAACTGTCCACCCGACTTGGCGGAGTAATCGCGGGCGGCGACGCCGGCGAACGCCTTGTTGTTGCTCGTGGTCGGCCGCTCGACGCGGTTGTTCCGGCGGCAATCGACATTCGCTGCCGTGCCATAGTCGGTGTTGAAGCACACCGCTTCGCCCTCGCGGATCGCGTCCGCGCCCTCATACCACACCCATTCGACGATGGGGTTTGATTGCTTCATGTGTCCGTTGGTGCTTGCGTCCATTTTGATACCTCTTCTTTTGAATGGGGCCGGTCCTTACCATGCCCCATGGTGGTTTACTTCGACAGAACGGTCTGGCGCCGAGGATCGGTGCAGACCATGTTGAGCGACACGTCGAGATCGACGCGACGCACCAAGTGCTTTCCGGGCACCGGCATGGGGGCGGACAGGTTGTTTTCCCAACCCGACATGACACCGCACGCCAGCCATTTCCAATCCAGCATGTAGATCGGATCGGACGAGTCACCGTCCAGTTTCGGAGCGTAGGTGATCGGCGTGCCCTTGAACAGGGTCCGGCCGTCCTTGGAAGCGATGTCGTTTCCGAGGTTCATGTTCTGCGTCTCAAGGATCTCTTCCATGAGGCCAATCGTGGTGTCGTTGGCGTAGATGCCATTCGCCATGGAACCCAACGATGGCGTGGCGTGCGACACCGGCGAACGGAAGTCCGTGCGACGAGCCGCATTCCGCATCTTGCGGATGAGGTCTTCCTTCGACACGGCGGCATACGTCCCCGAGTAGTTGGCGAAACGCGGGTAGTCAACCGTGCTGATCCCGGCGCGCCCGTCGGTGAACCCGGCAGGATTCCCGCCGTAGAGACCTTCCGTGGCGTTCTTGACCACCCAGTACGCGATTCCGTAGGGGGTCTTGGTGTCGCTGGAGTCGGCCGGTTTGCCCCAGAGGAACTCTTCCAGGAGCTCGTAGAACGAGACCATCATGCCCGTGTACTTGGTCTTCACCAAGTCAACGATGGCGTGACCACCGCGCTGGAACGACGGCTCGCGCTGATCGTAGATGTAGTGGGCGTTGACGTGACGCACGCCGACTTTGCCCATCTTCATCGTGTCATTGATCGAGCTTCCGTCGGTCTCATACAGACCGACCGCACGGGCGCTGTGGTTGTGATCCATCTGCGCCTCGAATTCCCAGTCAATCCCGCCGTCGAACTTCTTCTGACGGCCCTTCCACACTTCCCGAACAGCGACGTGATCGGTGAGATCCGTCTGCATGTCCAAAAATGCGCCCTTTTCGATGAGGTGGTTCTGCGTGAGCAGGACAGCATCATCAATTTCACTATACGCGATACCCATTGTGAACCTCTTTTCTTATCGTTTGCCGAAAAACTTTTTGTCAAGGATCGACGCGGTTTCGGCCAGTGCGTCGCCTTTAGGTTTGTAGTCCGCTCCTGACGGCCTGTTGATTTTGAGTCCTTCACGCTTTTTCAGCGCGGCTTCCTTTTCATCAGCGTCCGCCTTCGATTTCACTTCCCCCAGAACAAGCGACACGGCTTCCTTGAAAACCGTCTCCTTCGGAACGTCCTGCCCAGCGGCTTTGTAGCCTGCCGACAATACGTTGAACTTGCCCTCAAGCTCCGCGCGCGCCTTGGCCTGCGGGCTTGCCGGATCGAGCTTTACGCCCGCCGCGCCCACGGCTTCGGTGTACGCCTTGCCAAGCGTAGCAATCTGGCCGTCGATAAACGACACGGATTCGCGGGTTTCCCCGGTCTTGCGCATGTCGGCCAACGCCTCGTGTTGCTTGCGGATGAGGTCTTTCATAGCCTTGAACCCTGCAACGACCTTCTCGTCGTACTCTCCGGGATCGAGGTCAGGAATGGAGGACAGCGGATCAACATCCGCCTTCTCATCCTTTTTGTCACCGGCTGGTGCGCCAGTGTCGCCACGCTTCTCCAAGACGGCGCACACGCGCTCCAGGGCATCAGCCTTCTGGAACTCCTTGGCGTCGGCTATGGACATGCCGGCTTTGACAGCCCGCTCAACCAAGGCGTCGGTCACGGCCACGGTCTTAGACTCGGGCGGTGCCTTTTCCTCTTTCGCGGGCTCTTCCTTCTCGGCCTTGGGAGCGTCCTCAACCTTGGCCTCATTCAAATTCGTTTTGCCAGCTTCGGGATCGGCGCGTTCGGCGCGCTCCTTCTCGACAGTAGCGACAACATCGCCGACGGCGGTGTCGATCTCTGCCTTCAACTCTTCGGAAACGCCCGTGCTTTTGGCTTCAACGCTCATGCAGATGCTCCTTAAATGAAACTGGATTTGTCAACCATTCCCCGAACCTTCAACGCCTTCCGGCGGTGCTTTGCGTCACGATACACCGGATCTCCGTCCCGAGTCACCTCCGTGGGGACGCCCTTGCTGGCCAGATGATCGCGCAACTCCTGCGCCTGCGAGGCGTGGACCCCGGAAGCGCAACACGTTAGCGGCCAGCCCTTCGTCGGCGGGAAACTCTTCGATTCCGCTTGGAAACACCGCTTCGCCTTGCTCCCGCCAGTCAGAACAATGCAGGCAGGCACCGGCGCGGCGGACGAGAAGTTGCGCTCGTGGATATTCCCCTTGCGGTCCTGATAGCAGTAAATCGGCATCAGCGGTCCTCCACGAAAAGAGCCTTGAAGGTTTTGTCATCGAGGAAATCGTGGTCGTAAACATCATCTCCAAATCGAATCACCCATTCGGAAGGATAGATTCTGCGCCACCCGCCGTTGAGTCCAAACCTGAATCCCCCGCATCCATCATCGGTTGCGCCAGGAACCCTGACAAGAGCAGCGACTTCAGCGAGGTTGTCTTCTGTGCATTGAAGCGCCTCGACCACTTTACCGTTTGTCCGAAACTTCATCAGCTTGCCCTCCTATTGGCAATCCTATTTCTCAACGCAACACGTTCACGACGCTGACGAGGCAACTGCACCGACTTCCACCACCAGAACCGGAATCGCAGTTTTTGAATCAAGTGGCATCCGTCGATGTACTCCTTCAGGATTTCGGCCAAGCAAAGCAAGTAATGTCTCATCAGCTTGCCCTCCGGTCGAGCATGGCGCCCTCTTTCGGTTGTACCTTGCCGCCCATCAGCAGGCGGCTCATAACGTCGTCCTTGCCCTCCCTCGTCGCTGCGCTGCGGCTCACACGCTCGTAAGTCCGGGTCGTGTTCGCTGGCATGTGAGACGGCTCCCCGTTGCCACGTTGCTGCCGTGCATTCGGGTCCGGCTCAACAAACTTCACAATGTCGGCAAGCTCGGGGATGTTGGCCAGTTCGCCGATCATTCCGAACAGCGCCTTTGCGTCGATCTGACCGCCCTGCGCCTCGATCTGCGGTAGAATCGGGAACACGAACCTTTCGAGCGCCGTCCCGACCTTTTGCAACTTTGAACTCGGGCTATCGTCCTGCATCGAGTACACGTCGATGTCGAGATTGTAGTCGATGAAGTCACCGTCCCTGGTCTCCGCCGACCACACCGACGAAACGGTTATGTCGGTGCCCTTCACTGGCTTTTTGATCTTGCGTTCGCGGATGGGGTCAGTCCACTCGTACCACGCTAACGCCTTGAAGATTTCGCGGGTGAAAGTGATCGTCGCTTCGCCCATGGACTGCATTCGGGCGCTGGACGCCTCGGAAATGAGCTTTTCCTGTCCCACGGTATCGGCTTGCGCGCCCAAACCGCCCAAAGTGTCAAGGTTTCCGGCGAAATAGCTGAATAGGTCGCGGATTTGCAGGTAGAAAGCGAGCGTCGGGGCGTCGATGCCGCCAACCGTGATCGCTTCCGGCTTCGCGCCGTTGTATTTGATGCCGTCTCCGTCTCTGGCCATCTGGAGAGCCTTCACGTCCTCGTCATTGCCGCCCTGGAACGCCGCCACGGTCTTTTTTGCCTCCGATTGCCGGCCAAGACGGCGGAAGAGGTTGTTTCCAAGCTCGTGAAGGTCGCGCCACAGCGCCACAGGTGGGAGAGGAAGCAGGTTGCCTGGAACGTCGGAGAAGCCGAGGGTGTAGTAGGGACCGTGATCCGGCCCGTCGAAGTCGATCTCGCGGAAGACTTTGAGGCTCTTCACGCCGTAGGTGAGCATTTTGTTGGTTCGGGGGATGTAAACGTCCCGCATCCACACGCGGTCGCCGTAGATGTCCGCACCCTCGCTGGACGTGATCGCTTCAGCGCGATCTTGCCCCTGGTCCCCGACAACCGTGTGCTGATCGGGCTGGATGTCATTTGGGTTGCCATCGTACATGGCGCGCGCGTCTTCAATCGGAAGCCAGTAGTCGTTGCCCTCGAACTGGACCCCGCCGCGCCCTTTGGCCGACATGTCCACGAAGTAGTCGTCGAGGCTCACGAGGTCAACAAACGTCTCTCCCGCTTCGGCCTTGTCAGAGCGCGAAATGCCGACCTTGACCACGGCGAAGGCGAACATCGCTTCAATCACGGCCTGACGTAGCGTGTTGCCCAGTCCGATCTCTCCGGGGATCTGATTCAGGGCGATTTCCATGTCCTTCGCCATAGGGCGGAGGTTCTGAACGCCGGTCGTGATAAGAACCTTGGGGGCGCGGGCGGAAAGCTGGCGGGTGTAGATCGTGACGGCGAGCTCAAGAAAGTTCGTCGGGACGCGTTGCTCGGAGCCTCCGTCTGAATAGTGTGAACCGACAAACTGCTTGATTGACTCGACGCGCTTCTTGCGAGGAGTCGCCAACTGCTTGATCGACCATTCGACCGCGCTGTGCAGTTTGTCAAATTTTACATCTATTCCGCTCATTTGAATACTGCTCCCGTTGCGCGAATTAACGCATAATCAGCCGCCCGTGTCAAGCGTTTTTTGGTTTTTATTTTGCGCGGCGGGTAGTTATGACGTGCGGCGGGTCTTTTTCTTCTTTCCGTTCGCCCGACACGCCGCTTTTTTGGCCTCGCTTGTTTTCTTGCCGCCGTTCGATCCGATCCGCCGCAGGTAGGCCAGTACTTGCTTATTCGTCGTTTGCATTTTCGTCTCCGAGTTCGTGCGTTGAAAAAAGCTCCGCGCCTTGGCAGGCCGGGCCGTCGCCTTGACCTTTACCGCTGCGCCACCAGTCCCAAAGACCTTGTGCGCTTCCTTTATCCTCGAACCAGCGTTGATGCGAGAAGCACCCCCATTCATGCCGTTGCTTGCCGTCCTTGTCTATCCAGTCACGCCACGCGCAAGCGACGCCGTACATGTCTGCGCTTTCGGTTATCGGCCTCCGCAGCCATCTCACGCGCAACGTAGGGACTCCGTGCCACTTGTCGAAAAACTTACCCACCGCCAGACGCCACGCTTTTTCGTATTTAGGCCAGCGGGCAAACTCCTTGCGCTGTCCTTCCGGCCCAGCCATAGGGCAACCAATACAACCGAGGCGCGTAAACCCTTCGTCGTACAAGCAACAATGTGGAAGGCTTCTCAATGCGTGAAAAGCCCACACGTCAGCAGTAGTCCAGTATGCAACGGGGCAAATATAAAACGCATCCTTGTCCCTCTTGTTTCTCACGAATTCAGACCACAAATCGGCGCGGTTTGCCGATTCCTCAATCCTGACACCGATCACTTTCCCAACCGTGCGCCCGCCTTGCTCCTTGTATTCATCGCAGCACCATCTCGCAAGGCGAGTCGGCGGGCCATTCGATTTGTTTACCATCCTATTAAGCATCGAAACGGGTTGCTTGTTGATATGCGTCCCCGGCCTTGTCCGCTTTCCGTACCATATCAGTTCAGGCGGGTCAATCGTTGTCAGGTTGTGCTCGCAGTGGTGCGCGATACCGGCCATCTTCGCAAGTTCCACGATGCAATCGGAGTCCTTGCCGAAACTGTCCGCCACCCAATATCCGCGAGAGTCTAGCTTCAACGCTTCCGGCTCCCAGTGTTGCAAGAGTGCAATCGCCCGCGCAATCTTCTTTTCAAGCGGTTGCGCGAGCGCACGGTTTACGAGGTCCTGTTCGGACGGCTCGAACGTCGGTAGCAGCGAGTCTGTTTGTGTGTTCATGCCGCCACTATAAGCGAAGCCGCTTGGCTTGTCAACAGGAAAAACAAACGGCCCGCCGCACGCTCAAAGTGGAGTTCCACTGTGCTGATAGTAATAGCGCATGATCCTGTCTTGCTCCGTCCGGTTCCACCCGCATTCGATGTGATCGGCAAGCACGGCGTTCCATTCCATCGCGCCGAGCGGGTGATACCACTGCGGCAACGCATACCCTCCGAGCTTCGTAACCAACTCGCAACGCGCCCAAGCGTCAGCCGGGCAAACCTTGAACCCGACAAGCACATAGGTTCGGATGTGGCGTTTCGATATTCCGTGCCTGCGTAAAAGTTGCCACGTCTCAAACCAGCTTTGCAGGTTGGCGGAGTTATCCAACGCGAGCCGCACAATCGCCCTCGGTATTCGTGCCAGCCGTTCGGCGTGATACTCGGTCAGGATGCGAGCGTCAAGCCCCTGATTGAAGTCCACGCCGCTATGCTTTTCCAGCCTGTCGCACACCCGGTCAAAGTGCGCCTGTGACGCCGCAAGCAGGTTGTTATCGCAGACGATAGGCAAGTCAGGCCAATCGGCCAACTCGACAAACGCGCCCTCGGTGATCGGGACGGCGCAAAACGAGCAACGGCGAATGCAGCCGGTTGTCGTGCGGGTCGCTGCCGGGTTGATCCGTTGCAACGCTCCGGGGTAATCGCCGCCTGCTTGTACGTGTTCCATGCCGTCGAAAAAGTGAGGCATGAGGTTTACTGCCGGGCCACCAACACGCACCTTGTCGTATTGAAAGTCACGCGCCTGCAACTCCATTTTGAGTTGCGGCAAGTTCCACGTAAACGGCACGGACACGAATAAGGTACGATCCTCAATCCATCGCGTCGGGCCTTTAGACCAATCGTAACGCATGTGGACAAGATACCGCGTGACTGAAAAACTGTCAACAGGAATTAAAAGCGCATGACGGGCCGGTGAACGGCGGGCGGGTTATTCGGCGGGCTGCGTGATCTCCATTGTCCGCTCCAACCTTTGCGCGTTCGCAAGGGTGATCGGCGGCTTAGGCCATTGCGCCCATGATCCAGCAAGCAGGCCAGCGCGCGCCTTCCCTGCCAACCAAACGCTGCACCCCTCGGCCCTCATTCCATGATACGCGAAATTGTCCGCCTGCGATAGCGTGACCTCCACAAGACCGCGCTCCGTCCACCATGCGTGGAACTCGAAAGCGGAGTCGTGAAGCTCAAACGTGCGAGGCGCACAGGTCGGGCCGACGAGCGATTGCAACGCAAGCGGTATCGATCCGAAGTCCATACGGTCGAAATGGCGGAACGGGCGGATGAAGGTTGTTGCGGATGTCCAGAAGGTCAACGGGTTAAGGCTGTCATTCTGAAAGTCAAATACGGCAACCGGCTCTTTTGGCAGCGGCCAGAAGCGCCGCCGCATAATGACGTGACCTTTTGACGGCTGCAAGTCGTAAGTGCCAGTCCATAGCGGGAAGCTGGCCGGTTTGCAGAGATCCAGTTCGACAAGGAAAGACGCCGCATCACCGATCGGATGAATGCAGACCGAGCCAACATCCTCGTCAATGGCCGCAATGATGCCAGCCGTGTCAAGTGATTCAACGGAAACCAAGTCGCCGATTCTCATTTCAGCACCCCCGCTTTAATCGCCGCCCCAACCGCCGCCTCGCCTATCGCCTTCATCGCCGCGCCGCCACCGTCGTTAGAATAGCCCTCGACTTCGATGCTCCCGTCCGTCAAGACCGTTATCCGTGGCACCTCCGTTCGCTGTAGCACGCTCGTTCGCGTCAAGCTCCACGTCGGTGTCGTTATGCGGGTCTGTGTGCAACCGCTAAGAAGGGCCACCGCAAGGGCAGCAATCGCTATTCGTTTCATAGCAGCCCCGCAATCTTTGCCAGCCAACCACGTTCAATCGCAATGCCGATTATCAGGACAGCAAAAAGCGGGTACTGTGCGGCCACCGATGCCGCCGCCTCTCGCAGGTTCTTCGGCACACGGTTCGCCTTGCATATTGTCGCGTGCTCTTCAATCGCGTGCGCCGTCCGTTCACTCTCCCGCGTTTCCTGCCGTACGATGTGAATGATGATGTAGCTCATCGCCTCGGCAATCGCTCCGATCTTGTCTGGGCTGCCGTTCGCTACGCTGTGAGCATGGTCGAGCATTGATTGCAGCGCGTCCTTGCGTTCCGGCGGCATGGCGTCCCTGTTGACTTCCGACCGTGCCGCGTTGATCTTCTGTTCGATTATCGGATTCACTGTTTACCCGCCTTCCCG